AATCTTTCATCATCTTAGTTGCTCAAAGTTTTCTGTAGAATCCTACAGAAATCTTTCATCATCCTAGTTGCTCAAAGTTTTCTGTAGAATCCTACAGAAATCCTTACTTAACTAGGCTCAATAAGTGATCTAACTCCAGCACCAATTCAGCCTCGTAATTCTTAACGCCACTCATGGCTACGCCTACCTCGTTAAAGAAGCCCTCGATACTATAACCACGCACCTTGCCTTCCTTCACATCATTCCATACATGGTCTTCATCGACCTTCGTACCGATAAACCATGTACCATCGGGTAACTCAGGCAATCCGAGCTGCATTGATTTATCCATCTTGCCTTCCTTGATCCATGACTCAACAACGGTCACCCCTGTTACGGGAATCTCGTGCTGAAGGTTAGTGGTGTGCTGTAAGTTTTTCTTAAAAAATTGATGCGCTATTGCACTCACCGTTGCCTTTTCAAAGAACACATAGTATGGTTCGCCCTTGTCATCATAGCGAAGTATCTCTTTATCCGGGATGAGTGCAGGGCCATATAGCATTCTGCGTTCGTCATCCACTTTTGCAAGCTGCATCTTGCTCAGTGCAATCCAATTCTCTTCGATTGCAGGGCTATCCACTAAGCCCATTGCAGTAATACCCAATCGACCTTCTTCATCGATTACACACTTAACGATTTTTCTTTTTTCCATGATTCAAAAATATATTAGATTATCCGATTCTTGCTAAGTCCTCAACCTTTTGTCTTACTTCTTGCTGACTTGCTACATCACCTGCAAGGACAAACGCACGTGGCGTGAGTTGCTCTGGTCTGTCTTGTAAGAATTGTGCAGCGAGTGGGTTAAATTGTGGAGGCTGTGAACCACTACCTCCACCATCCAATGAAGGTGGAGGATTTTCACTTGTTGATGGTGGTGTACTGCCCTGAAACTGCTGTTGTGCAATTGTCGCTACGTTAGCAATACCACCCGCAATCGCCGCAGCCGCTGCGATAAATGGCTGTGCTGGGAATAGTACCGTTGCAGGGTTAGCCGCTGCACTTGCAAAGATTGCGTTCGCACCCTTATACGTATCCACCGTTGCTTGTGCAATACTTACTGCCTTTTGAATTTTAAACGCAGCCTTTGCACGCTTCTCATCGCCCTTGGCGAACAATGAAGCAAGGTTACCTATTGCACCCAGTGTTTCAGAAGCCAATGCCAACTTTGCATCTTTGGTTTCTTGTTCAATGGCAAGTACCTTCCGCTGCTTTTCTTTTTCTATTTGTTCAAGCATTGCTGCATCATTCGCATACAGCCTTTCCTTTTCTGCGTATTCGTTATTGAGTGCGTTTATTCTTGCTTGTGCATCACCGCCAATATTCTCAAACTGCAAACGCTGCAACTCTGTCTGTCTTGCAAAGGTTGCATCCTGAATGGCAATGGTATTGGTAGCTAAGTTTTGATCTATCTCTTGCTTCTTTTGAGCATAGGCAATCTCAGCATCTAATCTTGCTTGAGTACCTACATTGTATTTATCAATCTCTGCTTGCAGTGCAGCTAAGGCAATAGTCTTTTCCTGCTCTATAACGGCACGCTGTGCATTGAGCCTGTCTAAATCGTTCTTAATACTATCAGCCGTGAACTTGGCATCAGCAACGGCTAATTCGGCATTACTTTGAACCTGCGCTTTAGTTAGTTCATTAAGTTCCTTGTTAAGTGCTATATCATTTACAAGCTGTTCAGACCTTAAACCTGCAATCTTAGCACGTACACCATCAACACCTGCTAAGGCTTGTGTCAATGCAACCTGATTATCGATAGTCTGATTGTGGTTAAAGGTTGCTTGTGCTGCCGCCACCTGTGCTTGTGCTGCTGCCAATTCAGCCTTTTCCTGTTTGTCTAATACTTCACCTAATTTGGTATTAGCATCGATACGGTCTTGGATGCTCTTGCTTTCATCGTCACGTGTTTGGCGTAACAACTCCGCTTGACGATCATATTGTTCAGCTAATCGTGCCTGTTCAGCGGCAGCAAGCTTTGCATTATTTTGCAATTGCACCAAGGCTTCATTTGCCTTATATGTTTCAGCAACGTACTTACCAAATGCTGTAGCACCTTCTACTACCGCATCGGTAACCTTGTTTACCGTATCATCAACACCCGTCAATACATCAATCGATTCTTTACCTGCTTCCTTAAATGATTCAAGGGCTGCATCAAACTCACCAGTAAAAAGGTTCTTAATACCTTCAGCAATAAATCCAAGCGTATCAACAAACGAGTTAAAGCGTTCAATAAGGTTATCTACGATGGCATCTCCAAAATCCTTTAACGCTTGTACCGGGTCATTAAAAATTGCTTCAAAGTATGCTACAACCGTACCTGCATTATCACTAATGTAAGTGAAGGCATCACGGATTATATCCGTAAACGTACCAAAGGCCGCACTAAATGCATCGGCAATAGGTTGCGTTGATTGTATTACGCTCTTAACGGTGTTAAATGCAGCGGTCAACAAGGCCACTACACCCGTTGCTTTAGCAAGTCCATTTAAGGTCGCACCTACTTTCTTAAAACCTCCTTCAGCACCCTTGGCATTTTCGCCTAACTTCTTGGCAGATTTAGCTGAGTCATCTAATTTTTCCTTAGCCTTTTCCGCTTTATCACCAATACCATCTAATGAATTATTAGCCTTATCAAAAGGCTCGCTTGGAAAGGTTACATCATTAGGTAAATCCTTAAGATTATTACCTAAATCATCAACCTGCTCGTTGAGGTCTTTGATGTTTTGTTCACTTTGATTGGTATTAACATTAAATGATTGCGATGCACTATTGATTTTAGCACTGGTTGCATCCAGTTGAACATCTAACTCTTTTAAGTTTTGTTCACTTTCACTTGTGTCAATTACGAAACTCCGAACGATAGGCTCTGCCATTAGTATATTAGTTTAGATAGTAAATAGATAAGACCGAAAAACAATACGGTGCGCCACACATACAGCGTGATATACCACAGCCAACGCTGCCAAGGGCGAAGTTGAAAGTTATGCTTACCTGTTGGGGCAACTCCCAGCTGCAAAAAGCGCATTGAGTTTTTAATTGAATCCATTATGTTGTTTTTGATTGTTGGTATTGTAGTGATGCAGTAACAATAAAACCTTTAGGGTATGTTCCACCTGTTACGGTTACATTGATACGATGTTGTGCAGGGTCTGTGGTGGTGTCTATGCCAAATGTAAACACATATGAACCTATTGCCCCTATAGTGCTGAGTGTAGTAATTGCACTGGCATTAGCAGTCGAAGCATACTTGTCAAGTGTGAAGTGATGCAATGAAGTTTCGTATGCACCTATTGGATCTTTGATGGTCACGTTGAGCAAACAACTCCAAACAGTGTCATCAGGCATATCGATATACTCACCGCTGCGACCTTCAATGTCCAAATCCGCTACATCACCTGATGTAGTAACTGTGATTTGCTTTTGCAAAACGAACGTACCGAACTGCGCCCATCCATAGTAAATACTTGTAGGGTCACCATCACGATAACCACCGCCTACGTGAATACCCGGTAGGTTAGTCGTAACATTTTTACCTAACAAATTGCTACCTTCTACCGACTTAGTCAAGGTTAAGTCAGTACCAACCGCAAGCATATCCCTATTCCCTAATTCAATTGCTATGGTTTCACCATCAATAACTGAATTACTGATAGACCTTGTCTGAATCGCTGTCTTGCTTACACGTGGTGAAGGATTAGTTTTACCACCAACAGTACCTGATAGCGGCCTATCACCTGTCGGTGTAAATGCCCAGCATATCGCTTCGGTTTCATCCCAATCATAGCCATAACGCTGGCAGCAATCTTGAGTTGCTGTAACGGGATCACCATTAGCATCTACAAAATTGACCTCACCATTGACGCTAACAGATGATGGCGTACTTGAACAATCCTCAACACCCTCCAAGAACTTAATGAGTTTAACCGATGTGCTTTCATTCATGCCCACCTTGTAGTCGTTAATCTCAAGGATGCGCCAATAGCTATCTTGTATCCATATCTTATCCGCAAAACTAAAGGTAAGAATATCTTTTAGGTCAAGCGCAAACGATGCTTCCATGATGCGTGCCTCAGGTGAGTATAGCGCATTCATGTAACTACGCCAATACAGATTGAATAGGTTGTTGTATGGGCTTGTGACGATAGTGTGTGGTGGTATTTCAGGTGCCCAATTCAAATCATAATCGTCAATATCTGCAAGCACTTGGCTGTAATGGTTCAGCAATGGCACAGGTTCAAGTACAGATGTAAGAGCACCATCATCAAACAGCTGAATATTTGCAGTCCCTGCCTCAAATAAACATCTTGCACCGGGTGCGACAAACTCACCCGAATTATTATAAAACATCGGCATAACAACGCCGCTTCCTACCACTACACCACCAGGCGTGCTTTGTGTAGTGAGTTGTATCTTTTGGTCACCTGTAATGAAGTCACTTGGCTCTGTATCGGGATTAATGGTATACCCTACTTGCTCGTAATCTCCGTAAATACGATTTACGTTCTTATATACTTGCGATAAGAAATCCTCGCCCAACGTATAGGTAAATTGAAACTTTGACTTTTGAAGTTCAACCGTGCTATACATAACCACATCTTTGGAGATATCAAGCTTGTTTGTCCAGTCGAGTGTATTACCACTTCCGAGATAGCTATTCTGTGGCACAATGGAAACTTTAAATGGATTAGTCCTATCGGGAATGATAGCGCAGTTGTGCATCTTGATTACATCATTGACAAAGTCAAGTTGTTTTACATCGGGTGCATTGAGGTCGTAATATATTGTTTGGTCATAGTTAAGACGAACGCTCGTTAATGACCATGTGCCATTGACACTTGCAAAATCTAAAATAGATGAGTTTAAAAACAAGAGTAGCTGTACTTGGCTTGCCGCATCAATACCGGCAGTAAACGTAAAAACTCTTTCATAGTAATTTGGAAAATCTTGAGGATATGAAACATTCGCAAGGTTAGGTATAACAATACCGTCAACTAATAAACCAACATTCAAGATAGATTCACCCTGCGCTGATGATTGACTTTGTATGTTCAATACTACCTCAAATGTATAATAGCCAGCAGATGGCGTAGTATATGTAAAGGTTGCTGGGTTATAATCACCTCCGTTATCGAATATTTCATTATTGAATTGTATTATGTTACCGTTAGGTAATGGGCCAATTGGATTGTCTGCCGTAGTTTGCGCTGTAAAGAACAAAGCATTGAATGTATCACTTGCAATTAGTCGCTGTGAATTGCACCAAGGCATCCAGTACTGATTGATAATATTCTCAAGTGATCCTGCTTCAAGTTCAAACCCAGCATCTGCAATGATGTTGCTAAACAGATACCACCAATTGAGTGCTGGTGTAAGGTCTGAAGCATATACGGGGCGTGTTGAATTGGTTAATGGTCTTGTATTTGGTTCACCACCCTCACTCCATAGTTGACCCTTATCAACTATAGTCCATATGCGGTCATTACTTGGATTGGTTACGTTGCTATATTGCACTACCTCGTTAAGCGTTGGCAAATCGGCAATATCCTTTAGCTTCTTTTCTCCTATCTTCTTGACAAGGTCAGGCGTTTCAGCGTAGAATGCAAGCTCGACCTCGTTAATCTTACCTTGTTGCTTGTACACCTTACGCACTCGGATGTAACCCGATGCGATGGGTAGCGTATCCACCCTGATTTCAGCGGGTAGCTTGTAGTGAAAGAAGTTAGCCGCACCCGCATCTACGTTTACATCAAACAACGCACCCAGTGCGCTTTGATTACGTGTACTGAATGGTACTCTAAACTCACGGCTAAACGCACCCAACGATTGAAAGTTGTTGAGGTCGGTAAATCGCCAGTTCTGCGAGATGCTTTCATTCTCGAATAAGTCAAGATAGGTGTCTATCGTTTGAGGTGCATAAGAATAAACATCAATACCTGCTGCATTGATAGCAGGTAGGACAGGTGATACGTATACCCTACTCAATGCGTCATCAACTGAGGTCACGTAAGTAGTCGTAATAATGGCAGTAGGAAATACATTGTTATCAAAAAACACTACTTTCGTTCCTACCGGGTAGAAATCAGCTATTGGTGCTGGAAAACCTGTAAGGAAATAATCCTGTCCTGCACTAATGCTGAAGCCTAAACTTTCGCTGCCTGTTTCACTTTGCGGGATTGATTGCGTTTTGACTATTAGTTGTACCTCTCCGTTCATGTTATGTCCAGTATTCGTTTGCGATTCTAAATTTGACTGTCACGTTGTATAGCTTGCCATCACGTGTCTTCTTTTCTACGTAGCTTGTATCGTCCATGTTGACGGGTATCTCGATGGGCTTGCCTTGGTCTTCTGATAACCATGTGACCTGATTGCTTACCATAAGTGAACGTAGTAGTGTAAACTCACCCTCACTAATGTAATCACTCGTTGCGGTTATTACTTGCTCAACAAGATTGCGCCTGTCTGTTTTGCCACGATCGTTGCTGCTAAATACCGAAGTAGTACCATTGAATAGTATTTGCTTGTATTGCTTGCGCTGTATCTCGTCAGTCTTTTCTGACTTCTTTATGAAGTTAAAGTAATCCCAACCGCCACGGCTATTAACCCAACCTAAACGTATGTTATCCCACCAGCAATCTGATTGACCGTATGCCTTTGCATTGTAGAACACATAAGATTCACTCACTTGCCCATTGACAGCATTACGCACCACAACCTGATAGTAACGCCAATTAGGAAACAACGAAGGCTTTACCGTAAGTCCTGTCCAATCATTAAGGTTAGCAGGGTACACAGGCAAAGCTTCAATATCGTAGTTATTTAGTGATATGCTTTGCGATACGGGCGGCCCTGAATTGGGTATTATCTGAATCAGAACATTATCCGCTGCGTTATTGCTTAGATAGGTATTGTTACCCGGTACGCATAATACCCCGTAGTCAGATTCAAAGACAGGAATCATTACATTGTTATTGTTACTACCGAAGGTATAAATCATAGGCCAGTTGTTTGTGCCTACAATGCGGTCACTCATTGCATACGAAGAAGTATTTGTCAAGGAATACTTGACAGCTGAGTTGCCACTTTCGGGCGATGGCTTGTAACCATCCTTTACTTGGTAGTAGCCATTGATTATGATGGATTCTTCGCCTTGCACCTCACTACCTTCGGCTAAGGTTAATATGCCATTTACTATCCAGTACTCACTTAGTGTGAAGTCCATTGTGATTTTACTCAAATCGCTTATCGTGTTATCCGTACTCAAGTGATAATTGAGTGGTTCACTATTGCGCATATCATTGACCAATGATTGCACATCGAAATAGAGGCGTGTATCAGGTGCGGCAGCTACGTAGAACGTATAGGGTGTGCCGTTTAACAACACCTCAACACCATAGCGAAAACCCGGCTGTGCTGTTTCATCACTGGTTGCAATGATCATTAGCTTTTGCCCACGTACCGCCCAAGGGTAGGGCTGGTCATTGATTGTAATTGCCATCTATCTTTTGTTTAATAAATACCTTTGTTCAAATCCTTTTACGTATGCAGTGAGTAGCTGCTCTTTATATTCATCCCACGTGTCATTAACCGCATCTTGGTAATAGTGGATACCTTCGATACCACGCTCACCAATGTTGATTGCAATGCGTAACGCTGCTGCTCTGATTGTATCATCAGTTGATTTAATGAATTGCCCCTGATTATTGCGAAGCTTCAGCGGTTTTAACTTAATCCAGTCCTCGATTGCTTTAACGGGAGGTCGTTTGTTAGGTTGACCCGGGTAAGGTCTACGCCCGTCTTCAATCACATCTGCGTACTTACCTACGGCATCATTGTTTACGGTGAAATCTATCGTTGGTTTGTTGTAGCGAAACTTTAGTTTGTACACAAGTGAGTTGAGCAAGTTGCCCGATGCAACACGATTCACAACCTTACCACGCACCCTACGCTTAATACGCAGGTTCGACTTTGCACGCTCCACTACTGCGGCAGCATACTCATTTAGTAGGTCTTCAAATTCGTTTGCCATTACAATACCTCCTCCCATTCAATGATTGAACCTGCAAGGATGGTCAGTCCACCAATAGATGCACAGCGAACACGTATGATTACCGTGCCGTTTGCACTCGGTTTTATTATTCCATCTGATGTGCTAACACCACTTATGGCGGCTACCGTTGAATTGGGGTTATTATAAGTCGTTTGGTTAGATGCAAAGTTAGTTGTGGTAGTGGCGGCCGAGGTAAAACGATAGCGGTTAAAGGTTACCGCAGGCCCATTAATTGAAAGTTGAATGTTGGCAGTATTGGTATAGCCCAATGTTGCACGCCACTTGTAAGTCTTACCCGCTGTCACGGCAAAGCTTAACCCCGTCACATCTTCATATCCTGTGGAGGTAGCATTGGTAAAGTCATTAGCCAGTATGGTTGTACCTAAACCTAAGTCACTCTTTAACGATGCAAGTGAAAGTGCGCTTACTGTGTTATCTGCATTGATGCGTAAGTAGCGAACCGCACTTGGATTTGGCAGCGTTGCAAGGTTAGTACCTACCGTAGTCAGTCCGATATCATTCTGTTTGCCATTGAATGTTGACCAATCTGCGCTACTCAATGCTCCACGATTTGCAGCACTGGCTGTAGGTAGGTTGAATGTGTGTGTACCTGATGCGCTATTGATAGCGAAGTCTGTCCCGGCTGTACCTACTGCGAAATTCTGTGTGCTTTCAGTCAAGCCATTCAAAGAACTAAGTCCGATTGCGTAGGTAGTATGCACTTCGCCTATACGCCCGTCCTCAGTGTAAAGGGTAACCGTCTTACCATTGGTGTTTTGAATATCAAACTCTATGTGTATTCGGTCGGTTGCAGCTGTTACGGTGTTCGGAACTGAAATGCTGAACGTGTACAAATCAGGAACACTACCATTGGTTATTTGCTCAAGTGGTGAAGTGGCAATCAATGTGAACGTGCTGCCGTTGTATGTGTAAAGCTTAGCAACTATTTCAGCGTTATTAGACCCACCTCCTGTTTCACTCAAGTAAACATCAATAGTCCAAACGCCCGAAGGAATAAGAACGTGGTTTGGTTGGTTTACATCGGTAATGAATCGAGCAATTGCGCCCGTTGTTGCACGTGTGAAGTTGGCTGCTGGTCCTGTGTTAGCCGCCGTACCTAATTCGTAATAATCATTACCGCCAATAGTACCTTGCGATATGTTACCATTAAAGTACAACACCTGCCCACCGCCACCGCCTGTTGAAGGGAACGTGCGAAGCGCACCTGTGCCATCTACATATTGATCACTTGAACCATTAGCTGCAACCGCAAGCGTGCCTGAAGTTGTTACAGGCGAACCACTAACTGAGAATGCAGCGTTGGTTGGTGCGGGCATGGTAAGTCCTACCGATGTAACCGAACCACCTGAAGCAGGTGTAGTATTAACCCATTCCGTTCCGTTGTAGGATAGCACCTGCCCGTTGGATGGTGTAGGTGCATTCACATCCGTTAAGCTGTCAAGCGTGGTAGGGATGGTTGGTTTGTTCAGTATCTGAGCAACACCACTAACCGCATTCCAATCGCTGTTGACTTGAGCAGCCGGGATGGTTGGCTTGTTTAAGATTTCAGCTACACCACTTACGGCGTTCCAGTCTGAGTTGACCTGTGCCGCAGGTATGGTTGGAAACGTTTGCAACGCTCCACTACCATCGATGTACTGCGATGCATTACCCGCAGCTGTAAGTGCCAAAGTTCCCGATGTGGTAACTGGTGACCCGCTAACATTGAACGCAGCAGGTGCGGTAAGTGCAACACTCGTAACCGTACCCGAACCACCTCCACCACCACCTGTTGAATCAATGGTTACACTACCATCCCCGTTATCCGTTAACGTGATGTTTGTACCTGCAACAAGGTCGAGTTCACTTTGAACTACGTTGTTTACGCCATTGACCTGAAGAAGCAAACCAATAGGCGAACCACTGCCGCCCGTGCTTTCACCACCTACTGCCCACACCGCAGGAATATCACATGCGCTCCAGTCCCACGGAACTTCAAGCTTAATGGTAAAGGCAACACCCGTGACCGTGTTCTTTTGTTCCTCCATGAATGGCTCGAAAACCACATCGTTTACCATCTGAACATTGAAACCAAACAAGGTTAGTCCGTTGGTGATTTCAGCAATTAAGTCCTGTCCTAAGCGCACGCAATCGCTAATCACCTCACGCTGGTATTCCGCTTTCGTTTCTTTGTCTCGTGGTATATCTGCAAACATGATATGAAAGCCAAACTGCATTGCACCTTTGGTAGGCTCAATCGTATCGGGTGTTACGTGCATGAACGGGTACTGGTCATCGTTCAATTGATCACTAAGGTCAATCTGTCCATGCGTGAAGCGTTTGATAAGTAGATGCCCGGCAGCGAACGCCTCGAAGCGGTTTATCAAAACGTTGTAACTATAATTATACGTACTCATTATCTGTTGCGTTTTCTCATTTCTACTTTCTGCGTGTACACGTAATCTGCCAAATAGGTTAGATGCGTGAACACCTCGAATGCGTTGCGCTCTGTCACAGCGTCAAACTTTGTTATATCTCTATCTGCAAGGCTTTCGATGATATGGAACCAACCATATGCAGCTAAACCTTCAGGTGTTGTTACTTCATCTCCTTCACTATCTCCGTTATCTCCCTTGCCAAATATTCGAGGGAACTGTTGTACAGCTCGATTTCTAAACTCGAAAAAAAAAGCAGTACGTTCAGTACATGGTCAAGGGTCAGTTCCTTTATTGCATCCGCATACTTGCGCTTTGCATCGGTCTTATAAGGTTCAATATCGTAGTACTGCCCGAACTTCGCTTTGACGGGGCGGTAGAGTATGCACATCAGTTTGTGCGCAGCCTCGCCGTTTATGATGCCATCCTTGTATAGGTTAGCACATGCGCTGTCAAGGTCGACGTATTCACCGAAGGTCATCTCCTGAAGGTTAGGAATAAACCCTAACTCGATTGCACCAATGCGCACCTTACGTTCAAAGTCGCTGCCGCCTAACTTGATTGCTGCCTCAAATCGCATGATGATTTCATCAATCACTGGCATCTGAAGTAGCTTGATGCTTTCGCTGCTCTTGCCCGTGATGATACGCACCTGCTCAACCTTATCGACCGCATTCTGGTAGTCGATGTACTTGCCAAGTGTTACACCCTTTGCATTAGCTGCTATGCTGAACTTTACTTTCATGTTGTATTGTATTGTAGTTTTTGCGTTTGTTTTGTTACAGAAATCGTTGAGCATCCTAGTTGCTCATCCTTTTCTGTAGAATCCTACAGAAATCTTTCATCATCTTGGTTGCTCAAAGTTTTCTGTAGAATTCTACAGAAATCTTTCACCAACTTAGTTGCTCATCCTTTTCTGTAGAATTCTACAGAAATCTTTCACCAACTTAGTTGCTCATCCTTTTCTGTAGAATTCTACAGAAATCTTTCACCATCTTAGTTGCTCAAAGTTTTCTGTAGAATTCTACAGAAATCTTTCACCATCTTAGTTGCTCAAAGTTTTCTGTAGAATTCTACAGAA